CAAGATGATGTTTATCAAATATTTAAAGCTGGGTTCTTACAAACACGAAACAATGGTAAAGAAGTTTATTATAATCTACCTAACAATAAAAAAAGATTAATATCTGTTCCTTTTGGTGAAGATGCTAGTTGGATTGTTGGTTCGTTTTTTCAATCAGATGATGGCGTTGAAATATATAAGCTACTTAAAAATCGCTTAAAAAAGTCTGAATAATATAATTATCTTTGTATAATTGTTTAACCCCATAAATTTATAAGATATGGAAAAATTTTTAAAAGTAACTGTAAGTGATCAAGATTATTTAATTAATGTTAATCACATTCTTACAGTAGAACAAGGTACGGGAACTGGAGCTGTAGACATTTTATATGATATAGTAGGTCATTCAGCAACTGGCGCAAGTGAGGTTATAGGTGTCACATTAACTGCTTCAACAGCAGATGATACAGCTAAAAAGAAAGAGCAAATTGGTAGCATCGTTGAAGCTATTGAAGATGCACTAGCTACAAGCTGGAACAGACCTATTTTTACTCTTTCACCAAAATATCCTGTTACAACCGTTGCTCAAGTAGAAAAAGCATGGGCATAGTTTAATCTATTAGACTTAAATTAAGAAGAGGCTTAAACAATTGGGCCTCTTTTTTTTTGTTTATATTTGTAAAAAGAACTAGAATGATTAATTCAGTTAGAAATACAGTACAAGCAATCGCAAACAAGAATAATTATGGATATATATCTCCACAAGATTTTAATTTGTACGCGCAACAAGCACAAATGGATTTATTTGAAGACTATTTTTATCAATACAATAGTTGGATAAATAAACAAAACCAAAGGGTGTCTGGTACTGGTTATGCAGATATAGTAAAAAGTTTAGTAGAAGTAATTGATAGTTTTTCAGTAACTAAAGGATTAATTAAACAAGCAAATAATATGTTTAATTTGCCTGCAGATTACTATTATATAAATAAAATAAATTATTACCCCAACTTTGTAGACAGTGGATTCACTACTGCCGCAGGAGTATCTAATCGTTTAACAGACTCAGCTGCTCAGTTCTCCACTAGTGGTGTGGTTAAAGTAGGGCAATTAATAACAAACACTACAGCATCTAGTGATTATTCTGGTTTTAGTGCATTTATAGTAAGTATTGATAGTAATACACAATTAACATTAAGCACCAACATATTTCCTATAGGTGGTGCTGGTGGTGACACATATTCTACATACAATACGACTGGTATTGTAGAGGTTGAACGAGTTAATCAAAATAAAATATTTTATTTAAACAACTCACCACTTACTGCTCCTACAACTGGTTTTCCTGCTTATGTGTTAGGAGGTGCAACTAGTGGTATTGTAGGATCGAGTGATTCTGCACAAGGTCAGTTAGGTAATACTGTTACAGTATATCCAACTACTATAAGCAATGCAGGATCTGTTATTACTGATTATGTAAGATATCCTCTACCTCCTAAATGGACATATTTAACTGTTGGCGGAACTTCTGGAAGTCCAGAGTTCGATTCTAGTCAAGCTGATTATCAAGATTTTGAATTACCATTATCAGATGAACCTGGTATAGTAGCAAAAATTTGTCAATATGTCGGTATTGAAATACGAGAAGCAGATGTGTATCAGTTTGGTAAACAAGAAATAGTTGAAGACAATCAAATACAAATATAGATTATGGCATATTTAAACGATTATCAATATTATGCAAATGAAGGTGGTACTCCTAAAGATAAAAACTGGGGTTCATATCAATACGTTACATTAAATGAAATCGTAAACAATTTTATGTTAATGTATCAAGGTAATAATTCATTAATAAACAATATTTCACGATATCAAGTTTTATTTCATGCAAAAAGAGGCATACAAGAATTGAACTATGATGCTATGAAAGAAATAAAAATATTACAATTAGCTCTAGATGATTCTTTGTTATTTGTTTTGCCACATGATTATGTCAATTGGGTAAGGGTATCAATGTTTCAAAATGGAGTATTATTTCCACTCACAGAAAACATACAGACACAATGGGCGGGTACTTATCTACAAGACAACAATAACAATATACTGTTTGATCAAAATGGAAATGTTTTAAAACCACAGGATTCACCATTAGATTTATCTAAAAAAACAATTTACCTAAATAATGAAAGTATATATGATGGCTGTGAAGGTTATTGTGTAGATGGTTTATGGTATTTTGATTTTGCTATTGGTGGGCATTTTGGACTAAACACAGAAACTGCTAACACTAATCCTACTTTTTCTATAGATAAAAAAAGAGGTGTTATTAATTTTAGCTCTATTGCATCTGGGCAGTCTATTGTATTAGAATATGTTTCTGATGGAATGGAAAGAGGAAATGATGCTGACATAAGTATAAATAAGTTATTTGAAGAATTTATTTATGCATATATTAAATACTCTTTATTAAATGGTAAATTAGGAGTGCAAGAATATGTTGTAAACAGAGCTAGAAAAGATAAGTCTTCTTTATTAAGAAACGCAAAAATTAGATTAAGTAATATACACCCTGGTCGACTATTAATGAGCATGAGAGGTCAGGCTAAATGGATTAAGTAATATGCCAATAGTAACTACAAATTTTGTACGCGGAAGAATGAATAAAAGCGTGGATGAGAGGCTACTCCCACCAGGCGAATATGTCAATGCTATAAATGTTAGGCTAGGATCTACAGAAACTACTGAGATAGGAGCTGTAGAAAATTCAAAAGGAAATACAAAACTTACTACAATACAGTTTGAAGGTGTAGATTTGGCAGATGCTACTTGTATAGGTGCCTATGATGATGGAGCAAATGAAACCATATATTGGTTTATTACTTCTCCTACAGTAGATATGATTGTTTCTTTTGACACTAAAAACGAATTAATTACTTATCATGTAGTTTCTGTAAGTGTTTTAAATTTTGACACTAAACAACTAATTAATGGTGTAAATAAAATAGGGGATTTATTGTTTTTTACAGATGATGTAAATCCACCAAGAAAAATAAATGTTACCAGAAATTATCCTAGTCCTCTTTCTGGTGCAGACGTTATAACAGATAAAGAGTTAAATGTTATTGTTCAACCTCCTTTAGAGGCACCTACATTTAATTTAATATCACAGGCGACTGAAGCAAATTATATGGAGACTCGTATGATTTCTTTCGCATATAGGTACAAATATCAAGATGATGAATATAGTGCATTGTCTCAATTCACTGATATAGCATTTGTGCCTGGTGTTTTTAAACTTGATATAGCCACTAATCTAAATAGTGGTATGAAAAACATATACAATGCAGTAGAGCTTAGTTTTAATACTGGAGACTCTAATGTAGTAGGTGTTGATTTGGTGTTCAAATTTGCAGATTCTAATGTATTAAATGTAATTGAAAGATTTGATAAATCTAATTATGGTTGGCCAGACAACACAATCCAAACTCAAACTTTTAGTAATAGTAAAATATACACTATTCTGCCAGACAGTGAATTGTTAAGGCTTTATGATAATGTACCTAGAATTGCTAAAGCCCAAACATTAATGGGTAATAGATTAGTTTATGGTAATTATGTAGATGGTTACAATTTAGTTGATAGTGATGGTAATAGCTGTCAAATGACTTTTGAGGCTGAAAGAGTAAGCACTAATATTGAAACAAATGATTTTACTCCTAGTTTAGTAAGTGGAGTGCAATATACTATAGATACACCACAAACTATAGCTAATAGCACTGTGTCTGTAGATTTATCTGATATTGCTACAAAATTAAAAAGTGGTGCTGTATTAGATTTTGATTTTACATTCATTCATTCAACCTTTTCTGGTAATAGTGGAACAACAACAACATCACAACCTTCAACTGACATCTCTACAATATTTACATTAGCACAAGATTTTAATAGTGTTTATGAAATGGTAAATAGTGTTGATTTTAAAACAAGAATTGGAAGTGAACCTGCATACTTTACAACAGTTGCTAATGCATGTTCCAATGGAACAAGTTTTACTGACACATTTAATTGTGCTGTAACTAATCCTGGTGACAGTGATAATAATATACAATGGTCAAAAAGCGAAAGTGGTATTTCTGGTTTAAATCAAGGGATTAGAATAACAGCACAACCTGGCTCTAATGTAGTTACATTTCAAATACCTGCAATGAAATTTATAGATGGTAATGCACCAGCCGCATCACCTTTATATGAATACTATAAGTTTACTTCTGGAGAGGTGTTGTTTTTAGGAAATGGTAACACTAAAAGTTTACATAGTAACAGAAACTACGAAGTAGGAGTAGTTTACATGGATGAATATTTAAGAAGTTCTACAGCATTGGTTTCTCCAGACAATACAATATTTACACCTGCTTCAACATCAAATCAAAAAAATCAAATAAAAGTTACTATTCCAATAACACAAAAACCACCATACTGGGCAAGTAAGTATAAATTTGTAGTCAAAAGAGCTGAAGGGCCATACGAAACTATTTATAGTAATTTTTATTACAGAGATACCACTACAAATACAGTGTATTTTAAATTAGAAGGGCAAAATCAAACTAAAGTAAAGACTGGTGATATATTAAGAGTTAAAGCTGATACCTTTGGTCCTCTGTCGAACTATCAAACACAGGAAGTGTTAAGTGTAGATGCAAAAGAACAAAACTTTTTAACTCCAGCTGCAAACATAGAAACAGGCGGAGTTGCTCCTTATATTTCTGAATTAGCAGGATTATATATGGAGCTAAAGCCAACAAATTTTAATATAGATACATCAGAAGATTCATCTGCATGGAGTTCTGGAACTGAATCTGATGAGTCAAAAAGAAATTATCCAAGTATTCAAATACCTTGTTTTAGAGACAAAACAACTAATGATGTTAATGTTGTATTACCAGAAGGTAGTTTAGTTACATTTGATTTTGAGTTTTTTAGAAGTGAAAGGAATAATAATGCAGGATCAGAGATTTATAGATATAACAAAACATTTCAAGCGTCTAATGATTATGATAATTTATATGAATTTGTAGTTGGTGAAGCAATTGACTTTACTGGTGGTACAGATACAAGCACAGATGATTCTGGTGCAAATGAAAATGTATTTATAAATCAAGTTCCATTGCCTTCCAAAAGTATACCAGGAAGAATACAAGGAAAAAATCAATATAGGTTTTCTACAACTAATGGAGGTGCACCATCTACTGGATCAGGGCAAACTAATTTTTTATATTTAGCATTAAAAAGTGGGACTCGTGGTATTGGAGGACATCCTTCAAGAGTAAAAGGAAGAATATCTGTACAAGTCGCAAACTCAATAATAACTTTTGAATCTATACCAGTGGATGTAGATAATGACATTTATTATGAAGACGATGCATGTTATGATATTACTGGTGGTTTTCATACTGGGACAACACAAACTCAAACAAGTACATTACCCGCTATAAGTACATTAGGGTTTTTTGATTGTTTTTCGTTTGGTAATGGTGTAGAAAGTTTTAAAGTAGAAGATTCTCTTGTAGGGCAATCTTTCACTTTAGGACAAAGAGTAACATCAGTGTCTGATCAAGACTTTAAAGAAGCAGATAGGTTTGCTGGTATGACATACAGTGGTTTATTTAGTGAAGAATCTAATGTTAATAGATTAAACGAATTTAATTTAGGTTTAGCGAACTTTAAAGACTGCGAGGTAACTTATGGTCCTATTGAGGTTTTACATGCAAGAGAGACAGATATAATGTGTTTACAAGAGGATAGAATATCTTATGTATTAGCACAAAAAGATGTATTAACAACAGCTGATGGTGGTGGTGCAATATCATCATCTCCCTTAGTTTTAGGACAACAGGTTGCTAGAATAGAAGAGTATGGTATAAGTAGCAACCCTGAAAGTTTCGCATCACATGGTGATTCTATGTATTTTACAGATGCTAAAAGAAATGCAGTAATACAATTAAAAGGCTCTGGCAGACAACAAGCATTAATAGTAATTTCTGAGCTAGGCATGAGGTCATATTTCAGAGATTTATTTACACAAAATTTTAATAAACAAAAATTAGGTGGATATGATCCTTATATGAATGAATATATATTGTCTTCAACAGTTACAGATATACCAAGTGCCATAGTGCCTTTAGCATGTGGAACATTAATATCTAGACAATCAGTTACAAATGCTTCTTCATATGCTGTAGATTTCGGAACTGCACAAGGGGTTGTAAGTTTTGATTTTAATGTGACTGGCACAGTAACATTGTCAGTTGTTTGGGACAATAACACTGTAATAAATCAATCAATATCTGGAAGTGGCTCAGTTACATTCGATAAAAATAAATCAAATCCAGACACTGCAACTGTTACAATAACACCATCTGGTAGTGTTACATATGATATAACACCACAATGTCCACTAACCAATGAAATTATTGTCGTACAAATAACTTTAGGCTCACCAGTTGATGATGGTAAGTTTATTCATAATCAATATTATTGGAACAAAGGAACATTAACAAGCCCAGTTTCAAGTGAGCTTGTAACATTTACATCTTCCGATCCAGTAGAAAGTTTTATATCAACCACTGGACAAACTTCGGTAGGGATAATGCCTGTTTCTGGTTCAACCATTACAATGCAGTCTAATAAAAAAGATTTTGATGATTTTGTGTTTGACGGAACAGTAGATAAGTTTAAATACTTAGTAAGCCCTATACAATATACTGCAAATGATTGGGCTATAATTGATGCCGCATCAACAACTGCAACACCAATAACAAATCCTTCAACAGGATTGTATCAAGCATCATTTACATATACTAACAGTAGCCCTATAACTGACAAATATTTATACATGGTATGGGATTACAGAAATGTAACTAACCTATCGCTTAGAGACGGATCGACTGACTTAACTGCATGTTGTTCTGGAAATACTGTGTCATATTACATAGACACAGATAGTTTTGCTACAGCTACTGCTGTATGGACAGATTCTAGTTTACATACTAAAGCACCTAATCAATTTTATCAAGCTACAAGTATTGTAAGAGAGCAGTCTGCAGGACTTTTACTGCCATCGGTAACATGTGCGCCATGTGGATCATCTATACCATTGTGTTATAGTAGTACAAGTGAATCGGATTTATGTTGTACTGGTTGTACATATACTTCTTATGGTTCATCAATAATGAAGTCTTTAAGATCAGAAGCATGTGGGTTAGCCCAAGATCAAACTTACTATCATAATGGAAGCGCGGTTGTTGGCGCACCTCCAGTTGTAAATAATTTTGTATATTCTGATAACACTGGAACTACTCTTCTGGCTGCGGGATATTATTCACTAAGTGCTACAGAAGTAATATATGTTAACAGTTCTGGTATGGTAGAAAATTTATTAACTTGCTAAATAATGGCTACAGATAACACATATTATATAGACACTAATTTGTTTTCAACTGCAACTGCGGTGTGGTCTGATAGTGCATTAACGACAAAAGCACCAGACGGGTGGTATCAAGCACCCACAGAAACTACAGTTACATACCGACAACAAACTGGTGGTGTTTTAGGAACTGCGGCAAATTGTGAGTGTCCAGTGCCATGTGGCAGTAATATTAGTGGAAGTGGAAATGTTGGTAGTTATATTATTGATATTGATATGGGTAACACCTCAGCAGATGTTGGTGCAATAATTGTATATTTTCAACCTTATAATATTCCAGATGGAATATTAGCAACTTTTGATTCAACAACTTACAACACCTTAACTACTAATGCTCATGGTATTGAATTAGCTACTGCAGGAGAAATAAATTTTGTAGGTACACCCACTGGTGGTTGTACAGCTAGTGATTTACAGGGAAGTTCTACTACAGTTTCTAACTACACATATAATGGAACTTCTTTTGTAGATACTGGTACTGACACTACTATAGTTATACCAGCCTCAGGTACAGTAAACTTAAATGCTACTGGTAATATTTTCTATACTATGGTGATACCCAAACCAAATGCAACACCTTCTAATTTAAGGTTACAGTTGGTTGGGGTTTGTGGTAGTACAGCATTTCAGTTCGATGCTATATGTCCAGCGCCTTTACCTTCGTTTACTACTAATACAGTTCGAACAAATCCAGGATTAGCTTGTAGCGCAAATTATGATCAAACATATTATTTTGCACGAAATTCATCTTCTATAGGCCAAACTACTCCTGTGCCAGATAGCAATACAATTCCTCAAGTAGGGAACTTTGTGTTTTCTGACAGCACTGGAGTTACTGCTTTAGCTGATGGTTTTTATCTAATTAGTCTGGCAACAAATAGTGTTGCTCAAGTTGTTTCAGGTGTTGTTACTGCAATTTCAACATGTCCAACTAACACTGCATTTGCATCCTCATCAATTGCAGCTTCAGTTATCGAAGCTTGTACAAGCACAATTGATCAAACATTTTATCATAATGGTTCTGGTACATTACCTACATCTGGAGATAATGCATACTCTGATGCGGGTGCAACAACTCCACTATCAGCTGGGTTCTACAAATTAAATGTAACTTCTTATATAGAAATAACTGGTTCAGCTGGACTGGTTAGTGGACCATCAAGTTTTGTATTAGGCACATCATTCAGTTCAAGTACTAGTCAAGCTAGTGGTACCGATGCATGTGCAGCATCATTAACAACAACATTTTATCACGATGGCTCTGGAACATTGCCTGTGGCTAGTGATACTTGTTATACAGATGCATGTAAAACTAGCACATTATCGGATGGCTTGTATAAAATTACAACTACAAATGGAGGTAGTTATATTACAATAACTGGAGGAAGTGGTGTAGTTGCATCTGTAACTAATTGTAATACTTGTACATCTTACCCAAGTAGTAATCCATTAACATTTGGAGCTATATGTAATCCAGGTGCCACTCCATCTATAGACAATATGTATTATCATAATGGTTCTGGTACATATCCAGTAACAGGAGACACTGTATTTACAACTATAGGATGTAGCAACCCTTTAAATGGGGGTGGTTCATATTTCTACATTTATTCAGTAGGAACAAATAATTTCTATATACGTGTTGATTCAAATGGTCTAGTAACTTTAGATTCAAATTGTACACCACCTTAATATTTAACTATGGCAGCAGAGACATTAACATTTAGCGATGACAAAAGAAGCCCTGGGTGGCCATCTTTTTACACATACTTTCCAGAGTATATAAAAGGGATGAATGGATATTTATACACCTTTCATCAAGGAAACTTATGGAGACACAACACAAATCCATTAAGAAACAACTATTATGGTGTACAAGGTATTTCAACTGTCACTAGTGTTTTTAATCCTGAACCTACATTAAGTATTAAGTTATTTAAGACTATGTCTTATGAAAGTTCACATAGTTGGGCAGTTACTGATTTAAACACTGATTTAAGCAGTGGTTCAATGTTAGAAACATATTTTGAACAAAAAGAAGGTGAATGGTATTCATACATAAGAAGTAATTCTGGATCGGTAGATTGGAAGCTAAGGTCTGGTAATGGTATTGCTAAATGTATAGGAGTTACAGGACCAAGTAATGCTACAGTAATAACATTTGACAACCCTATTGGAAACATTTTAAGTGTAGGAGATATTATTTATAGCTTAGATGTAGGAAGTGGACAAACAAATCCCGTTATAGCTGGTGCAGTTACATCATTAACTAGTAAAACTATTACTGTAAGTATTGATCTAACTACTGGTGCTGTTGTACCATCTGTAGGTTTTTTTATATTATATTATAAAAACAGTATAGCAGAGTCACATGGAGCTCGAGGATACTATATGGAGTTTACAATGACTAATGATGATACTAGTGCGGTAGAGCTATTTTCTGTAGGTAGTAATGTAATGAAAAGTTATCCTTAGAATTTGTTATCTTTGTGTGAATGGAATTACAAATAGCTCATGATGTATTAAACTCTGTAGTAGCTAGAAGAGGTTTAATGTGGGAAAAAATTGAGGATTTTCATAAAAAAGCACAAGCTTTAGAAATTTCTTTAGACCATACCGCTGGAGAACCTTATAGTCAAGAGTTTTCAGAGTTGTGTCCATTAAAACAACACATCGAAGGTGGTCTCTATACTAGAGAACTTTTTATGCCTAAAGATGGGATTATAATAAGTATGATTCACAAACAACAACACCCTTCTTTTTTATTGAAGGGCAAAGTTTCATACATTACAGATGCAGGAGAAATAAAAACAATTGTTGCTCCACATACTATTTTTACACAAATAGGAACACAAAGAGTGTTTTATGTACATGAAGACAGTAGTTTTTGTTGTGTTTATAAGGTAAAAGCTAAAACTTTTGAAGAAGCAGAAGCTGAGGTATATACTAATAATTATAGAGATTTACCTAAAAAAATAATAAATAAAATAAATAAAAAATTATGGCAGGTCCAGCAGCAATAATATTAGGAAGTATAGCAGCCGCAACAGGGTTAGCAGGCATGGGTATTGGTTTAGGTCAAGCAGGTAAACAACGAAGAGCAGCGAGTCAAGCAAAAGCTGACTCAGAAAGGTTAATGCAACAAGCAAGAAATAGAATGATGGCAGACAATTTTGAAAACATTAAGTTGCCTACAGAATCTTATGACAGAGCTTTTAGAGAAAATACTGCACAACAAAGACAAGCCATAGACTCACTACAAGGTGCTGATGCAAGAACTTTAGCAGCAGGTATAGGTAAAGTAAGTGCGGCAGGAACTGCGGCAAATGAAGAACAAAGACTTGTAATGGGTAAAGACTTATATGATTTAGAACTTAAAAAAGCACAAAACGCAGAACGAATAAAAGATGAGTTGGTAGGAATGGATGTAGGACAAGCTAGAGACTTAACAACAATGTCGGCTGACTCAAGAGAAGCTGCAGCGGCATCAACAATGGGTGCTATACAATCTGGAATAGCTGGTGTTTCTGCACTTGCAAGTTCATTACCAGATTACATGAAATCTGGTGCTGATAGAAAAGCTGGAACTTTTGCTGAAAGTGATGTGTTTAAAAATATGGATAAAGGTGGTAAAGTTGTAATTGATCCAACTACTGGCAAAGCAGTTCAAACTGATAATCCAGCATACTTGAATAGAGCTGATGATTATAATATGAATTTAAAACCAGGTGAGGCGGGATATATAGCTCCTACAATTGATTATTACCAAACAAATACAGATGCACAGGCTAAAAATTTAATTGGAGAAAACTTTGAAAGTATATTTGGTGACAATAAAACATTTAGAGAGTTAAAAAAGGATGACTTTAAAAATTTAACTCCAGCACAATTAGCAAAAATAAAAGAAATATTAGGTCAACGATAATTATAAACTATGGCAGTAGATCCAAAAAAATACTCATTGTATGCTCAACGAGACCTAGAAAAACAGTATGTTGACTGGGGAAAAGTAGCAAAAGACATTACTACAGGAATAACAACAATAGCAGGTGAGAGACAAGCTAGAAAGGATGAGTTAGATAGATTAACTAATGAAGCCATAGAAAACTTAAGTGCTGTTCCTGATGTAGAAAGCCAAGATGCTGGCACAATGATTATTAATGCCAGTGACATGTCTAAAAAAAATTTACAAATTCAATCTGATTTATTAAAAAGAGGGTTAATTACTCCTAAAGATTTTAAACTTTTTATGGAGAAACAAAAAACTGGATACTCTTCATATAGTACCGCTATAAAACAATGGGATGGATGGTATCAAAAATCCCTAGAAAGGATTGATAAAGAGGAAGCGAGTGCAGGCGAAATATATAACAACGAATCTTTAGAGGCTTTTGGTAATTTACAAAACAAAGTGCTCATGACAAATCCAGCTAATGGACAATTACAGTTAGTAGAGATGGGTAAAGCACCAGATGGTACTTATACTAAAATGCCAGATTTGAAAAAGAATCCTAGCAAAGTAGTTAGTCCACATGCTATCAACCTTCGTATGAATATGAAGTCAAACAAAAAAGTTTTGACAGATGAGGTTAAAAAGCTAGTTGATCCAATGGGTAGAATCATTAAATCTTTTACTGATGAAGATGGTAAATTGTTTTCTAAAGAAGGGTTTAGATATAAAGACAGTCAAGATGTAGAAAGAACATATGCGGATTGGCTTACTTCTTCTTCTAATGCACTGACAGCAACTAATGATGACCAAATGCAAATATTAGCAGGTCAAGGATATCATATAGCACAGAGTGTAGAGGAGTTTAAAGAAAAACATGGAGATGATACTTCTAAAATGATTTTAGTTAGTTATGCCTCTGGCACACCAGTGTACAGTTTAGTGGATGCTAATGGAAAAGAAATAAAAGGCGCTTTAGAAAAAGAAGCAAAAAAACAAGCAAGATTCGCGTTAGATGATCAAATAGATGACATGACTAAGGTAGATCAAGAAGACAAGAGACCACCATCTGAAATAGATGAGGAAGATACTCTTATTGGATTTATGGATGATGTAAACGCGTTGATATCTGATGACAAAGAAACATTTGATGCCACTGCTCAAGATAGGATTATTTCTATGAACAATAGGGCTAGAGAAAAAGGGGGTAGAATGATTGACAATATTGATAGAAATGATGATCAAATTGTGGTTACTTACCAAGATGGATCAAAAGAATATGTTGAAAGAAAAGCAGAGGATGGTACACCACTAGATGCACAAACACAATCAAGAAAATTATGGAGACTAATTACTAATTTAGAAGACAGTTCGTATAGAAAAGCTATCAAACTATATGAAGATGAAGGTGGATTTAGGTCTTCAGATAGAGAGGCAACAAGAGAAGAGAATAGACTATTCCTTACAACACAAAAAGCTGAAGATGTTTTAGCTAACAAGGGTATGAAACCAGGGGATGATGGTTATGAAGATGCATTAAAAATTGAGATTGCTACTCAAGATAAAAATGTAACTGAAGAGGAGGTTGCGGCAATAAGAAGAAGAGTGCTTAAAGGTAAAAATATTAAATCATACTCTTCATTACCATCTATAGGAATGAAAGATGGTAAATTAGAAAAAAACAATAAGAGTGTTATTGGATTTGGGGAGGATGGTAAAACTATGAAAACAGGAACTGAACTTCTGGAAGAAAAATTAGGTAATAGTATACGTTGGAATAGAGATTCTGTAATTACAAAAGTATTAGATGATGTTTTAAAATTATACTTACCAAAATCATTACGACCAGGAGCAAAAGTAACTTATGAAACAAATGATAATGGAGATGATTTAGTTATACAATACTATGATGCAAAAGGTGAGTTACAAGAAATAAGTAAAGAGGTTGCGCCAGCTGGCTTTTTTGTAAATGGCAACTTAAGATCATCAGATTTAAATGATATAATTTATGATGCATCTAAAGAAATATTAGATCAAGAAAACGCTAGAAGAAGCACAAGAAACAAAAGAGGGGTATCTAAAGAAGTAATAAAGTTTAACTAAAATGGATAAGTTTAAAGAACTATATCAATACCTCGTTGATAACGGGATGACTGACTTGTCTGAAGAAGAGTTTAAAGTTGAATATGCTCAAGGAACAGATAAAAACACTACATTATTTACTTACCTACAAGATAATGAATTAACCGATTTAGATCAACAGGCATTTAATTCTAAATACTTTCCACCACAAACACAAGTAGATGTTGATGTTGTTGCTGATGTGGCTACAGATGTAAAAGATGGTCAAGAGGTTGATTCATCTACAATGGTAGAAGAAACTGTTGCTTATGATCCTAGAGAGCAAGGAATGGATGACACAATATCCTATAATAACAATGCTACTGTTTTTGAAAAATCACTAGCATATGTTACTCCAGATTTAATTGACAGGGAAGAGGAAGAGGTGGTTAACAGAATGAATTATCATTTTGGCGACTATGGTTTTACCTTTGAAGAAGGTGGTGGATTTATGTCTGGGATGGATGGAATGAGTGTTCGTGCAGAAAATGGCGAAACCATGAATGTAAATCTTGATCCAGTATTTGGGGATTTATTCGGTGGTGAAACTCAAGAATCTAACAAGTTAAAAAAATTTTTAGAAAAGAATAAAAAAACTAACCCAGAGTTAGAGGCTTTTAATGCTGAGAATAATCGTAAAAGAAAAAAATACTTTAGCAAGAAAGCAGTTGATGAGGATTTAGATGATTTAAAAACTAAAGCTACTTCTATAAATAAACGAGCACAAGTTTATCAAACTGAAAAAACCAAGCATGAAGAGGCTATGGATGGTTTAATGATGGTCCCTCCACAAGAAAGAGGTGCGGATTGGCAGTTAAAATACCAACAACAGTTAGCGGTTGGTAAAAGACTAAACGAACTTAAACAAACAGTATCTAACGAACTCAAGTCATATAGAACTATAGAAAAACAAGTTCATTCTGCTGTAGGAAACTACATGGAAATGAAATTAAATGATGGAGGTGGTCCTGGAACATTTTTAAAAGGTTTTTATAATAGTGTAGTTGGAAGAGGTATTTCTCAAATTTTTGCATATGGTGCTGATTTAGGAATAGACGGATTATATGGTATAGGTCAAGCTATAAATGAGGATTTTTCTTTACGAAGTCTATCTGGTGTGACTGAAGAAGAGAAAAAAGAAAGGTATATAACTATTGCAAAAGATTTAGGTTATGATGTTCCTGCTGATGTAATGGATAATGATGAGTCTTATCAAAACTGGTTGAACAGCCTAAGTGAAGAAGATGAGATGGCACTAGATGGTGATACTGATTTATTTACTTCACAATTAAATAAAGAAGGGAGAAAGGCATTAAAAGACTCTGGAAAAGAATTAAAAAACATTAATGGTCAGTTACAAATATATGATCCTAAAGGAGGAATATTAGGTAAAGGTGGGTATGAGGATGTTCCTGCAGATTATCTAGACAAAACCAAAAGAGACAAACTAGATAGATTAGTTTTGGATGCAGAAGTTAAGTCGGCAAAAAAACCTACTAAAGAGTTTATTAAAAAGAACTGGAATCAATTATTGTCTTTTGATGATGTTTCTGATGAAAAAATTGCTGAAATGCGAGAAGACAGTATTATAGCCGAGGGTTTATTAGGCTTAGGTGAGTCATTACCAGCTATAGGGTTGTCATTAGCTTCAAGAGGTAGAATAAAAGCAACTGGACAATTTTCCAATGTAAGAAACATAGCTGGGAGAATACTAGGGTTAGACTCTAAAGGTGGTGTTGCGCAAGTGTTAGCTTTTTCAGCTTTACAAGCTGAGGCAATGCAAGAGGAGATGGATGCTGATGAAGATTTTAAATATGTTACAGAAGGAGAAAGAAAATTAATTTTAGGCCCTACTGCATTAACAGTAGCAATATTAGAAAGATATGGTCTAAGAAATATCGTTGGGAATAAAACTATGATGACTGGATTAATGAATCAAGTTACTAAGGTTTTACCTCAAGGTGCATCCGCCGCACTATATAAATCTACATTAGAAAAAATAGTTAAAAGTAATATTGCCAAAGGAATATACACTAATAAAGGAGTAAAGTTTAGTACTTCTGTAGCAAAAGCAGCCTTAGCTGAAGCAGAAACAGGAGGCTTACAACAGATAGCAGAAATGGGCTACAAGGATATATGGAATGATATGAACGAAAAAGACATGTTCGATCAACCAGAAATGTGGTCTAAAGAGTTTTGGCAAGAAGCTAAACATGCTGCAATGGCCGAAGCAGTAGGTGGGTTTGTTATGGGTATACCAGGGGGTATAGTAAATGCTTATAAGGTTGGTGAAACTGATAATATATCAGATGCAACATTAGAGTTGTTTGATGCAATAAGAGGTGATAATATTACCATGAAAGCATACAAAGAACAATTAGATCTTCAAGTGGCTGATGGTACAAAAACACAAAAAGAAGCTAATGAAGAGTTATTGCAATTTGAAACTTTATCTGGTGCGGCAAACACTATACCAGTGGATTTAGATATAACTGCTAGAAAAAAAGCATTAGGATTAATTTTTGAAAGACAAGGTCTTGAAGCAGAAATGGAAGGGATGGATAAAGACCTAGGTTCTTACAAGAAAAAAGAAGCTAGAGTTCAAGAAATTAAAAATGAATTATCACAAATTGGAAGTGAACAAGCTGATGATTCTGCATCGCTAGAAAAGGAAAGTGAAAATATCCCTACATTTGTTTCTGAAGAAAAAATTACTAGAGAGGAATTAAATGAGCCTGATACTTTTACTCACAGAACAATGAGTAAAGATGCAATTACTAGTTGGGCTGATGGAGGTCAAGTGATTGGGAAAAAAGAAGATTTAGAAGATTTTGACTCTAGAGTACCCAATAACCCATTAGAAGCGGCATCAAAAAAAGAAGGCTTCAATAGGCAGTCTCCTAATTTTCAAAAAGGTGGTGTTTATTCTGGAAAATTAAAACCTGGAGAGTTTGTTGTTGTTGCTAAAGGAGAAAATAAATTTATACCCAGTTCAAGTTTTCAAAACAGAAAAACTTTTGAAAAAAGTGGTGGAATTTCAACTTTAAAACCAGATTCAAGAGATTTATCTAATTTTAATTTATATAAAGTAAATGAAAAAGGAGAGTTAGTAAAACAAAATTGGAACAATTATAAAACAAGTAAAAATGCCATTCAAAAGTCAGAAACAACGAGCATGGATGTACGCCAATCTCCCGGAGATGGCAAAACGATGGGAAAAGGAAACAAAGGGACCGCTACCCAACAGAGCACCCAAGAAAACCAAGATGCGTCTCAAACGAAATCGGAAGAGAAAGTAACTAAACAAGAGCAAGAAGATATTGACGCCTTTTTTGGTCAAGAGGTTGGGCTTGAGGTTGAGTCTAGTTCTGACAACTTATCTATAAACCGTCAACAAAAAGATGGTAGCAAGGTTAAAGACACTAAACTAAGCACACAAATCATAAGAAGAGCCAAGTTAGCTGCAAAAGCTATAAAAAAAATTGCTCCAAATGTAAAAATGGTGCTACACCAAACAACAGAAGAGTTTGAAAAGTATGCGCCTAAAGGAAGAGGATATTATAATCCAAATAGTAAAGTAATTCATATTAACTTAGCAAATGCAAAAAACAACACTGTAGCTCATGAGGTATTTCATGCAGTGTTTTTAGAAAAGATTGCTGGTGGTGACAAAGCTGCAATAGCCGCAGCCGACAGATTAATTAAATCTGTTAGAAAAAGTTTGCCTAATGATTCTATGTTGGCAAAACGAATAGATGCATTTGCTGAAAATTATAAAGACAGTGCATTTCAAAGTGAAGAAAGAGTAGCTGAGTTATTTTCTTTAATGGCTACAGAGTACAAATCCCTTACAAAACCTGCTAAAAACAGAGTAATCGAGTTTATTAAAAGTGTAGCAAAAAAATTAGGTATAAAAATTCCTAATGATTTTACAAGCACTGATGAAGCAGTTGTTGATTTTTTAAATACATTTTCTAAAAAAGTGCAGTCTGGTGAAGAAGTTGTTGAGTCTGATTTAGCAGCATTAGATGAAATAAATGAGCAACTAGCTCAAGATGGTACTGCACCAATTGGCAATCCAACTGAAATAAATAAACCACAAAAGGGCAGACAATCTAAAATAAAATTTAATGATAGTTATCCTTTATCCTTAGTAACCCCAGACAAGAAAATAGATATAAATAGACTTATTGATAATATTTCTAATAAAAAACAAAAGGTTTGGTTTTGGGTTGCAGATCAGTTAGGGTTAGGTAATGTAGATGGAATTGAAATGGATGCTGGACCAAGTTTTTCTTTACAACCAGAAAACTTAAAGAAAAAAACCATATGGGCAAGTGGCTTAGATAATTCAAAATTAAGCAAAAACATAGATGCAGCCGATTATATTTTTATAATAAGTGGATCACCAGAAACTAGTAAATTGTTCAATAAAAAAGTATTTGATAGGTATACTAAAGATTTAGGTGATTATGCAAAATTTAAAAAAGATGCATTAGCAACTAATCCAACAAAAGCAATAAGAGATAGTCTAGAAGAATTTGATAGTTGGTCGGCAATGAGAAAAAGTCCAAAGAGAAAAAACTTCTTAATAGCTCTAAACGAACAAAGCAGAAAACCTAACACTAAATTTCATGCATTAATAAATAATCTAGGAGGATTTGTAAGCCCTCAATCATTAAGAGATGGGTTTTACAGAGATAATAATTTTGCTCAAAATGATATAATGATGGTGTTAAAGCCAACAGGATTAGGAGGTAAATCAAATCATTCTACTTATTCTACAGACATCTTAGGGGATGTTGTGGGAGTTCCTGATGTAAAAATAAACGCTAGAGAAATAGTTCCAGAAGACATAAAGAAGAAAATAGAAGGAACAAATATTTCAGTGCAAACTTCTAGTATAGCTCCTTATGGTGGTTCTACTCAAACAGCAGTAAAAACCATTACTAAACCTCAAGAAGGCAGGCAACAAAGAGATACACTTACTAAGATAAATGTGTTTTATAATATGAATAAAAGTGGGTTTTTTAGTCCACAAGTAGAT